TTGAAACACTTTCAGGTCTTGCACACCTTGAAGGACAAACAGTTTCTATATTAGCTGATGGTGCAACGCACCCAACAAAGGTTGTAAGTTCGGGTGCTATAAGTTTGAATAGAGCAGCTAAGAAAGTAAAAGTAGGTCTTAAATTTGACTCTGTATTACAAACTATGAGAATAGATGCAGGTTCACAGAATGGAACATCACAAGGTAAAACAAAAAGAATATATGAAGTTACTGTTAGATTGTTTGAAACTGTTGGTGTTGAAGTTGGACCAGACTTAAATAACATGGAAAGAATACCATTTAGAACTTCTGCAAATCCTATGGATCAAGGTATTGCACCATTTACAGGTGATAAAGAAGTTGAATTTAGAGGAAACTACGATACAGATGGTTTTATATTTGTAAGGCAAACTCAACCTTTACCTTTGACCATTTTATCGTTATACCCAAGATTAGTGACAAATGATGGATAAACTACTACATATAGTGCCTTATACTGCGGAGCATGGACAGTTTATATTATCCTGTCAAATGAATCATAAGGTATTAGAACCAGACAAACATTACATAAATATAGAAGGTAATGCTAAAAATTTAGAACAAGATCATTTATCTTTTACTGGTTTGGTAGGTAAAAAACCTATCTTTGCTGCTGGTATGAAAATGATATGGGGTCAAGTAGCTGAAGGTTGGGTAATAGCAACTCAAGATGTTTGGGATTATCCATTGAGTGTAGCAAAAGCTATTAGAAAAGATTTTGCAAGAGTTGCAAAAGAAAATAATATTGTAAGAGTACAAACTGCAATCAGAAAAGACTTTCAACAAGGTCAAAGATTTGCAGAGTGGCTTGGATTAGAAAACGAGGGATTGATGAAAAAATTTGGATTTGATGGATCAGACCAATACAGATATGCGAGGATATTCTAATGGGAGCAGCAAATATTTTTACAATCGGAATGGGTGCTATACAATACAATGCACAAGGTAAAATTGGAAAATTTAATCAAAATGTTGCAAACAGAAATGCTATTGTTCTTGAAAACCAAGCAAAACAAATAGAACAAAAAGCAGAGTTTGATGTAGCACAGTTTGCAAAAAGTTTTAAAAAAATACAAGGAACTACTAAAGTAGCAACAGCAAAATCTGGTGCGGTTATTGATAGTGGAAGTGCTTATAATGTTGCTTTATCAAATGCCTATGAAGCTGAATTACAAAAACAATTAATAAGATACAATGCAAAAATTGCTTCAGATAATAAAATAGAAGATGCAAGATTTGCTAGAATAAGAGGACAGATAGCAAGAAATCAAGCAACACTTGCACAGATAGGCACTATTGCTTCTACTGGAACAAGTTTACTTAGAATGAATCAAGGATCGGGAGTTAAATATACATAATGCCAAAATTACCAACATTTCAAGCAGATCAAACTATAAGTCAACAAACAGGAACAACAACTAATGTTCAAATTCCTTTAACACAAACTTTAGGCACAGCATTAAAACCAGTTACCGATCTCGTTGTAAAACAAAAAATTCAAGAAAAAAATTTTGAAAATAGAACAGAAGCATTAAAATTAGAAAATGATTTTGTTGTTCAAATGGCA